ACGAAGGGCATGTTTGCCGCAGCAAATACACGCACCTTATCTTTCGTGAGTTTTGTGGGTTCATCCTTCAATGAAGCCTTGAAAATAGTGTTAATGGACTGACCAGCTAAAAGCTTGGCTTCCATCTTCTTAATTTCTTCAAGAATCATAGGATCCACATCACGAGGGCACGAAATTCCCTCAACATGGCGGTCCGATTTCTCAACAAACTGTGTCTTGGGTCCCTTCCCAGGGAAACCAACTGATGTTGAAAAATTCATCGGATTAATTCCCAACACTCCATCTAGTCCAGCAAGGTTAACATCATCACTGATCTTACCTACTTTAGCAAGTTCTGATGGAGGAATTGCCTCAAGGCTAAGACCATAATCAGTAACAGCCTTATTGAGCAATTCGGTATCAAATTCAGTGGCAGTATCAACCTTACCATTGATATCTAATTCCTTATGGCGCATAGCACCCATCTCCTTAGGTTTACCATGCTTCTTCTCAATATCCATAACGTCCTTAACGGCAACTGAAATGAGAGAAGTAACTACAGCACTCTTTGGAGTGGAACGAGCGGAACCATTGTGTCCTCCAATCACTTCGATTTTGGCATCAAGTTCCAAATCGTTAGTGATACATTTATCATGAGGAGCAGTCAATGGTCCAAAATTAACGCCCATGCTCTCTGTATCCAACGGAGAAGCAGAATGAGAAACCATAATGCAAGGTCTCTCATCAAGCTTGGAAATGGCATCTAATAAAGCCTGTCTGGTGACAACACCGGCAGCTCCATTATAACCCCTTCCAGCCAAATGATGGCCAGCGATAAATGGCATGCCATTTACCTTACCGACCAAAGTTGCCATACATAATCCTCCAAAGGTTTCTTCAGGAAAAGTATATTTATATCCCGAGAAAATTCCTCCTTGGGTTGTGACAACTTTACCACGGATAGCCGTCATGTTCGAAAATTTAACTATTTGTCCTTCATTGTTGTAGATGGTAAAAACTTCAACCTTCTTACCTTCTTCAATATCCTTAGGATAATAATCAATAATATCACGATGCAATCCTGCTCCCGGACAATACCAAACGGCAAAATCTGTTCCAGGTATTCTCACAGCAACCTTGTCATCCAAGGGCATGTTCTTAAATGTATGTCCTCCAATCTTGGTTAACGTCACAAACTGAGTTTTAGACGTAACCATGTGGTTCGGAAGCAAAAGAACATTACTCTTAAGCGGTATAACATTACAAAATTCGCCATTATCCTTTTCAACAACCATTAACCTGTTTCCAAGTAACTTAGTGAAATTTTCAACGGTAATAGTACGAGATTTTTCAGTAATACCAGCATCTCCAAATTGATACTGACGCTCACGAGCATGTGAATCCCAAAACTCGGTCTGGACCTGCCATGATTTAGCATCTGGTTTCAAAATAATTGGTTTTGCGGCTTGTGAAGTAGGTAAAGTCTTCCACTTCTTAGCAAGCATAACCAAAATTTTCCAAATGCCAATTGACATCAAAAAATACATAACTTTCAACTTTGCATTCCAACTCATCTCTCGAATGTATGTGGAAAGTAAAGGAATATTAGTAAATTTCTTAATCACAGAACGACGGACCATATTAAAGCGAATGCAAACATATAGCAAGTATAGTAACGTAAAAGCAAGGATCATCCACGATCCTCGCACATGCTGGAAGGCATCATATCCTAGTGTAATAATAACACAAATAAGATAATAACCAATGCTACCCATAACAATATCTCTCATTTTGTCTCGCATAAAATAAGCAATAATAGCTGATCCAAAACGGGAAACCATAAGAGCCTGTAACATAGCATTAATCCATGCAATAATACGAATCTCCAAAG